CTTCCTGATGTTAAACCCACCAGATTGACTGCTGAATATTCTAAGTCTTCAACAGATCCTATTCAGGTTTCATCTGGAACTGGAGATGGATTCTCTACGTTTGAGAATGTAGGTGTCGCTGCTACAAATACTGGATTACTTCTCATTGGAGAAGAAATTATTGAGTATACTTCCACAACGTCATCGACGATTGGTGGTAGTATTTCTAGAGGAGAAAATCCAAAGACATATCCAGTTGATACTCCAGTTTATAAGTACGAACTTGGTGGAGTAAGTTTGGCTAGAATTAACAAAACTCATGATCTTAATAATGTAACCGCTGCAGATCCAATTACCTTGGATTCGTATCATATCAAACTTGATATGTCTGAGAAGTTTGGAACTATTGGAGTTAATGATAATGCAGATAGATCTGTAGGAACTTCGTTCCCCAAACTGTTTATCAATGCATCCAAGTCTACTGGCGGAAGCAATGTTAAAGCATCCAAGAACATTCCATTTGAGATTATCAAACCATCCATTCACAATGTCACTGTAGAGGGAACAACCCTCTCTGCTCAGATCAGAACTGTTACTACACAGAGTATCAGTGGAAATGAAATTCCTTATGTAAACTCTGGTTTTGAGGACGTTACATTAAATACTAACAACTATCTTGATAGCACCAGAGCAATTTTCTCCAAGGTTAATGAAGATCGTAAGTTAGATTCCATTGAGGGTAATAAGTCCATGCAAATGAGACTTTTCCTTGGAACAACTAATACTAAGTTAAGTCCACAAATTGAACTCCAAAGATGTAGCGTTTATGCAGTATCAAATAGAGTCAATTCCGAAGTTACAAATTATGCAACTGACCCTAGGGTAAATACTATACAGGATGATCCCAGCGCATGTCAGTATCTCACTAAAGAAATTACTCTTGAGAATCCTGCAACTTCCATTAAGATTATTACTGATGCACACATCCCAACAGATGCTGACATCAGAGCATTCTATGCAATCGCATCTGAACCTGGACTTGATCCAATCTTCACACCATTCCCAGGTTATCTGAATTTGGATACAAGAGGACTGGTGATTGATGAAGCAGATAATGATGGAAGGACTGATACACTTGTACCAACTTCTTCTAGAAGAGGGTTCAGTGTTGATGATTCTGAATTTGTAGAGCATGTATTTACTGCTGATAATCTTCCTTCTTTTAGAACTTATCGCATTAAACTTGTCATGACATCTACAAATCAGGTACTAGTTCCTCAAATGAGAAACCTTAGAGTAATTGCTTTAGCATAATATGGAAATCTATACTGAAAAAGGTCATAAGGATCTCGCAAGAGATCCCAATACCAATAATATAATCAATGTGAATAAAGTATCTTATGAGCAATACATTGCTAGTCGCAATGCCAAAAACGAAAAGCATCAACAAGTACAGACAATGGAAGAAGATCTTGCTAATGTCAAGAGTGAACTTGATGAAATTAAGTCGTTACTAAAGGAGTTAATCAATGGATCCAAATGATATTGAGATAAAGGGTTTGGAAAAATCTTTTGCATATCAAAAGATTGCCGCTGAGATAGATAGTTGTGATGATCGTGAAATGCTAAAGAATATTGCAAAGTCTTTTGCAAAATTATATTATAAACAGCAGGAAACAATCGCAATCATAGGATAACTAGATGGCATCTAAAAATATTACTTTCGATCCAGATACAGGAGTTCCGTATGCGGTTAATCTGACAATTTATGGTGGATCAAACTTTGATACCACATTTAATGTCACAAATAACTCCAATTCGGCATTTGATTTTACCGATTACTCTGGATCTGCCGCAATATCAAAAAGTGTTGCCGTTGGAGCAACACTTGGAATTACTACATCATTTACTGTAGGAATTACAAGTGCATTGGGTGGTAAGTTGCAAATATCTTTGGGATCCACTGCAACCAGAAACTTGGAGCAGGGAAGATATATGTATGATGTTTTAGTAAGTAGTGGGTCTACAATATACACTCTCGTCAATGGTAATGTGATGGTAGTACCTGCAGTATCAGCAGCACCATAAATACACATAGGAAACTGGTGAATAAATGGCTCAACCAGCAAGTAGATCAGAATTAATTGCGTACTGTAAGAGGCAGCTAGGTGCTCCTGTATTGGAGATTAACGTTGCCGATGAGCAGATCGATGACCTGGTTGATGATGCCCTCCAGGTGTTCTATGAACGTGACTATGACGGCACAACCAACACGTTCCTGAAGTATAAGATAACTCAAGCAGATATTGATAGAGGAAGAGGTAGAGGCGGAAGCAACCCTGTCGGTATCGTGACTACAACTGCAAGTTCCACGATTGATGGACAGTCTGTATCATTTTCATTTGAGGAGAACAGTAACTACTTACAAGTTCCTCCAGAAGTTTTAGGTGTAACGAAGATATATCACTTTGATGGTTCTAACACAACCACCAACAATATGTTCAGTATTAAGTATCAGTTATTCTTGAATGATATTTACTACTTTGGGTCAACAGAAATTTTGACATATGCAATGACGAAGAGATATCTTGAGGATATCGACTTTGCATTAACAACACAAAAACAAATCAGATTTAATATAAGACAAGATAGACTTTACTTGGATATTGACTGGGCAAGCGTCAGTGTAGATGATTACTTGGTTATTGATTGCTATAGATTGCTCAATCCAAATGACTTCCCAAGAGTTTACAATGATGGTTTCCTGAAGCGTTATCTGACAGCACTCATCAAGAGACAGTGGGGACAAAATCTAATTAAGTTCCAGGGAGTCAAACTTCCAGGTGGCATCGAACTGAATGGTAGACAAATATATGATGATGCAGAGAAAGAACTAGATAAGATTAGAGAGGTAATGTCAACTACCTACGAACTTCCCCCACTTGACATGATAGGCTGATGGTTTTAAATCCTTTCTTCACTCAAGGTACTTCTTCCGAACAGAATCTTGTTCAGGACCTGATCAACGAACAGTTGAGGATGTATGGTGTTGACATCTACTACATCCCAAGAAAATACATGACAGAAAACACTGTCATCAGAGAAGTTGTGCAATCTAAGTTTGACGATGCATTGCCAATCGAGGCATATGTTGACAACTATGATGCATACTCTGGTGCTGGTGATGTATTATCCAAGTTTGGTATTGAGTCAAAAGATGAAGTAAGACTTATCATATCAAGAGAAAGATACGAAAATTATATCACTCCATTGATTCAGGGAAAATCAAACGTAAAACTTTCCACTCGTCCTAAGGGTGGAGATTTAATTTGGTTCCCACTGGATGATCGTCTTTATGAAATTAAAGACATCGAATATGCAAAACCATATTATCAATTACAGAGTCTTTATGTTTATGAACTTTATTGTGAACTCTTCCAGTATCAAGATGAAGTCATCGCTACTGGAATTGATGAGATTGACAATGAGTTAATCGGTGATGAATCTGATGGAATAACCGATGACGGTATCAGCACTATTCAGGGCATCACACAGACACTTACAATGGTTGGAGATGCAGTTGGTGCTGCAGCAACGGTAGGTCTGGTAAATGGTGGTGTAAGATTCTTTACTATCACAAATAGAGGCGGTGGATATGCAAAGATTCCAACGGTAAATGTTTCTGCTGCTCCGTCTGGCGGAGTTACTGCAGTTGGCATTGCGACAATGATCGGTGGTATTAATGTTTGTAATTTAAATGCAAATCCTAGTTTGCAATCGGTTCAAGGAGTCAATGTTACTAATGCAGGATCTGGATACACTGTTGCACCATCAGTAACGTTTAGCACTACAGATGGATTAGGTGTTGGTGCAGCTGCAACCACAACTATTGGTGATGCAGTAGTTGGTATTGTGACATTAACAAATGCTGGTGGAGGATATATTAGCAATCCTGTGGTTTCCTTTACAAATGAAGTATTCCAGACAGGTGTGACTACCGCAAGTGCAACAGCAACAGCAGTTGTAAGTGCTGCAGGAACTATTACAAACGTTTATCTGACGAATGCCGGACTTGGATATTCATTTGCTCCCACAATCTCCATTGCTGCTCCAACCGGTGGATCAAACACCGGAAACTTCTTGTTTAATGAAGTAGTTACTGGATCTACAACTGGAGTAACTGCAAGAGTTAGATCTTGGAATTCTACTACAAATGTTCTTGAAGTTGCTTCTGTATCTGGATCGTTTGCTGCTGGAGAGACTTTAACTGGCACAAATTCTGGGGCAACAAGAACTCTGAGGGTTATTGATAAGACAATTGACAACGATCCATATGCAGATAATTTTGACATAGAAACCGAAGCAGATGCTATTCTGGACTTCACTGAGCAGAACCCATTTGGAATGCCCTAAATAATTTTATTGCTGATCAGTAAACTAAGTTAATCATGTTTGAATACTTTTACAACGAGATTCTGAGGAGGACCATTATTGGTTTTGGAACTCTATTTAATTCAATGGAGATCCGACAAGAAGATTCTGTTGTAAGAGTTCCTCTGGCGTATGGTCCTACTCAAAAGTTTTTAGCTAGAATTGAGCAGTCACCAGACCTCAATAAACCTATGGCAATTACTTTGCCAAGGATGTCTTTTGAGTTTACTGGATTAACATATGATCCTAGCAGAAAAGTAACTACAACTCAGACATTTACTGCAAAGGATAAGACTGATGGTACTGAGACCAAGAGGTCTTACATGCCAGTTCCATACAATATGCAATTTGAGTTGTCAATCTTTTGTAAACTAAACGATGATGCTCTACAGATTGTTGAGCAGATCTTACCTTATTTCCAACCAGCATATAATCTTTCGATAGAACTTGTCGATCAGATTAAAGAAAAAAGAGATGTTCCCATTGTGTTGGAAGGCATCACACTCCAGGATGATTATGAGGGAGATTTTAGTACAAGAAGAGTTTTATATTATACTTTAAGATTTACTGCAAAAACATATCTGTTTGGACCTACCAAGTCTGCATCCAAGGATATCATCAAGAGATCCACTGTCAGTTATCTTACTGGAACGGATACTACAAATACAAGAAGAGAGGTTACTTACTCTGCTACTGCAAGAGCACTCAAATCTTACACGGACAATGTTGTCACTACACTGGCAGCAGATATTAGTGCAACAGCAAAAACCTTTGAGGTTGCAGATGCTTCTGGAATCAAAGCAGACAAGTACATCTTCATCGGAGATGAGGAACTATTTGTTAGATCCAAGACTGGAAATAAAATTACTGTTGATAGAGGAAGAGATAATACAAAAGCAGAGAAGCATGTTGCAGGGGCAGAAGTCAAAGGAATTGATTATACGGAGGCAGCACCTGCACCAACCTTTGGTCCAATCGGCGCTGATAGTGCTCTGATCGAAGATGGTGATAACTTTGGATTTGATGGTGGATTCTTATGAGTAGCAAATTTGGCGATCTTAACGATACTTTCAATGTCGCTGACGATGTTGTTGAAACAGAGATTGTCAAAAAATCTCCTGATAAGATAGCAAAACCAACATCTGATGATGTCAGGAAAGATTATGACTATACTAGAGGAAATCTGTATAGTATAATTGAAAAAGGTCAAGAGGCAATCAATGGTATTCTTGAACTTGCTCAAGAAAGTGAAATGCCAAGAGCATATGAGGTTGCAGGGCAATTAATTAAGAACGTTGCTGATGCTACTGATAAATTAATGGACCTTCAAAAGAAACTGAAAGATGTTGAGGAAGAAAAACAGAAGGGACCATCCACAGTCAATAATGCACTCTTTGTTGGATCAACTGCCGACTTAGCAAAAATGCTCAAGAACGGATTAAAAGAGGACAATAAATAATAAAATACAGGAGATATATTAAAAGTGGCATTAAAGAAGCCTGCAGACTTTTTTGGAAATACTAAGAAGACCCCTCTTGATGAAGTTAAAGAGGAATATACTGCTGCGTCTCCACAAAAGATAGAACAGGTTTCAGAAGCGTTTGATGCTTTTAAAACAAACTTAAATCATATTCAGTCATTATCCGACTTTACTTCTACCTTTGATAGTTTTAAAGAAAACTTAGAAAAAGTAGAGAATGTATCTGCAGAAGTTGGTGGTATAAAAGAAGATATAAAAAATTTAATTAAGCAAGAAGATTTGGATAGTGCCATGATGGCACAACTTCTTTTTGTAGAACAATCAATATCAAAAATTGAGTCAAAGATATCTTCTATCAATGGAGAGACAGTTGATAAAATTAAAGATGATTTTAGTGGATTATCTACTGCTGTTGAGGGATTCCTCAGCATTGATGTACCAAAGTATAAAAAATTAATTTCAGAGTCTGAAGTTAGAGTTGATGAAAGATTTGGTGACTTTAAAGAGCAAGTAGAAGAAAACTTAGATACAATTAAAGCAGATGTCAACAAGGAAGTTACAACTGCTCTGTCAGAGGTTGAGTCTCTCAATCAGAATACAATTGATATTGTTAGGGAAGAGTTTAAGGAAACTGCCAAGGATCTCAACAAAAATGTAAGTAACTTAGTAGAAGAAGAGTTTCCAAAATATAAAAAGTTTTTTGCGGAAACAGAATTAAAAACAGAAGAGACTATCAAGAATGCGATAGATTCTTATAAAGAAACTATTGAAAGTCTCAATGCAAAAGTAAAGGTATTTACAGAGACTGAGATACCCAAGTACAATAATCTTTTAATTGAAACTAAACTCAAGTCTGAGCAAGAAGTAAAAGATTTAGAGAAAGAGGTTCTTTCTAGAGTCAATAATCTGACAGAAAAAGTTCAGTCTATTTCTGAAGGTATTCCCGAAAAAACCTCAGAGAAAATACAAGAACTTCAGACAGTAATCGATGAATATAAAGGTGAGATTGATTCGATTTCTAAAACATATCAAAATCTCTATAAAGATTTTAAGAATAGAGAAATTAGCGAAAACGAAAAATTAGAAAGTTACTCTAAAGATATTGAAAAATATTATAAAAGATTTAATTTTCTGGAAGAAACTGTAAACGAAGATCTAAGGGAAATTCAGACAGTTTTAATTGAATCAAATGAAACTTATCATGCTAGTCTTAAAACAGAAGTAGGTAAGTTTAGAAATAAAATTTCTGAGCAGATGAAAGGTCTTGAGATGGACCTTACTGTTAATGAGAAGCATATCAAAAAGCAGAATGAACACATTGAGAACATTCAGGAAGAAATTAAAGAGGTTCTTGAGAGACTTCAGTTAGACAAGTTAGAAGAAAAGAACAAAGAGTTAGTTGAAAAAATTAATTATCTCGAAGAGACTATCTCAGAGATAAACGAAAAGAAACTTTTAACTGAGGACAATCCAACTCTACCCGGAGATCCATCAACAAATAATTCTTCAGATCCATTAACTCCTCTGGATCAGAAATTTGTAACCTTAGATCAATTACAAAATCATTACAGAACATTCATCAATAGAGTTCAGCAACAAATTGCTACTATTGGTGGCGGTGGTGCTGGGGTCATGCATGACCTTGATGATGTCACCTTTGATCGAACAACTGGTCAAGGACAACTTCTTATTTACAATGGTGCTAAATGGGTTGGTATTGCCAGTACAGCAGTCGGTGGTGGAGATGTAGATGAATTAGCAGAAAACTGCACAGGAACTAATTTAACTCTTACCGGCAATTTAAGTGTTACTGGTGACATCACATATGACGAAGCAAATGCTAGAAACTGGAATGTATCTGGTATTGCAACAGTTGGCACTGCGTTTTATATGCCGCAATACACAACAACAGATAGAGATGCGGCAACATTTAATGAGGGTGCCATGATTTATAACACCACAACGAAACAAGTAGAGTTCTATAACGGCACTTCTTGGATTGCACTGCCTGGTATGTCGCTTGGACTTACTGTAGCACTTGATGGTTGATAAATAATAAAGAATATCCACTCAGTTGAATGTCTAAGAGCGGTAAATGTAAAGCAGGATATTATTACTGCTACACTGACAAAGTATGTAAACCCATTTCTAAGGGGATGAGGGT